TCGAAGACCAACGTAAGTTTATGCGAGCATGTGGGCAAACCATTGACACGCAAAATGTACACCAGTTCAAGTTGTACTGTGACTTGATCAAGGAAGAAGTTGCCGAACTGGCTGTAGCTGTGGCCAACAACGATCGTGTCGAGCAGCTGGATGCTTTGATTGATATCATGGTGGTCACAGCCGGCGCACTGCACAGCATGGGTGTTGATGCTCCGGGTGCATGGAAAGAAGTAATGCGCAGTAACTTTGCCAAGGTTGATCAACGCACTGGTAAAGTTGTTCGTAGAGAAGATGGCAAAATTCTCAAACCCACAAACTGGGAACCTCCCAGGCTCAAAGGATTTATGCTTCCATCATAAAAATAACAGTAGCCGGTACAGCCAAAATGTTAGCCAAACAGCTTGTGTGATCTAAATATCTATGTTACACTAGCAATATGAATTCCAAAGAAACTGAAGTTATGAACATTCTACAAGAAGAATGTGCCGAAGTCATTCAAGCTGTCAGCAAGTGTGCTAGGTTTGGAATTGACAATTACAAGCCGCAAGCACGAGTAACCAACAGAGAACATCTTGAGGAAGAAGCAGGAGATTTGCTTTGCATGCTTCAGTTGATGATGGAGATGGGTGTACTTAACGAAAAGAAAGTGTATGCTGCTGCGCTCCAAAAACGAGCAAAGCTGCATAAATGGTCGAATATTTTTACACATGACGTTACAACAGAATGAGCAAACTTAAAATCTCAGAACTATTTTACAGCATCCAGGGCGAGGGACGATACATGGGCGTACCCAGTGTGTTCTTGCGCACATTTGGCTGCAACTTTACCTGCGACGGATTCGGTATGCTGCGTGGTGAGAAAAGCCAAGAGCGAATCAAGATTGCTGCACTAGACAGCTTTGGTCCGTACACCAACTACAAAGAACTTCCCCTTGTTAGTACCGGATGTGACAGCTATGCGTCCTGGGATCCTGCATTCAAGCATCTTAGCCCGGTGATTGATACCAAGGAGATTGTCAAGAGCATTTGCGAAATGCTGCCGCACAAAGAATGGCGTGAAGAACACTTGGTGATCACAGGTGGTGAACCCTTGTTGGGATGGCAACGTGCTTATCCAGACCTGTTGAATCATCCGTCGATGCAAGGTTTAAAAGAGATCACATTTGAAACCAATGGTACTCAAAAGTTAACCGGTGAGTTCAAACAATATCTTGCAGATTGGGGCATTGAGCGGCGTGGATATAATGCTATCACATTCAGTGTCAGCGCCAAGCTTGGAGTCAGTGGAGAATCAAGAGAAGATGCTATTCTTCCCGAAGTGGTATGCGAATATGAACAAGTGGGATACACCTATCTAAAGTTTGTGATTGCTTCTGAAGAGGATGCAGCTGAAGCACTAGAAGTCTTAGAGATTTACCGTGCAGCTGGATTTAAAGGGCCTGCATACTTGATGCCCATTGGCGGGGTAGAAAAAGTGTATGGCATGAACAATCGCAACGTGGCAGCATTCGCAATCAAGCATGGGCTAAGGTATAGCGATCGTCTCCAAGTGCCGCTTTTCAAGAACGAGTGGGGCACTTGATGTTTGAATATCTGAAGAAAAAATTTACAAAGCCAGCAGAGCCCGAAGCACCAAAGATCCCCAAGGCCGTTGCACCAAAGAAGTCTGCCAAGGAACTGGCCACCGAACGCGGAGAACCGTATGTGGCAATTCTTGGCCTAGAGGTTGATCCTGAAAATCTGCATCAGGGCGCATTTGAAATTGACTGGAATGAAAAGTTTGTTGCTAATCTAGTACGTGCTGGATATCAACTCAAGCGCGAAGACACTGACTCGGAAATTGTGGACCGGTGGTTCCAGAATGTCTGCAGACACGTTGTAATGGAAACCTGGGAACAGGAACAAGCCATGAACCCGGAACCTTATGTTCGTAGTAGGAATTTAGGTAATGGGCGCAGAGAAGTAAGTTGAAGTATGAATATCGGAGTATTTGGCGATAGTTTTGCAATGGCGTCCTACGAACGTAACATCTGGTGGCGAGTGCTTGAACAGCAATTTGGACATACAGTTACCAGTTACGGGCAAAGTGGATCTAGCATCGAATACAGTGCAGTGCTAATTGAACAACTCCATACTCAATTTGATTTTATGATTTGGTGCTTGACTTGGCCCAACCGTGCTAGCCTAAAAACTCCCGATGGATATATTCATACCGGAAATCTAGTCGGTAAACAAAAAAAGACCGGGCGATCAGATATTGATGCCAAGATTAATGCATGCATTGAATACTCAAATCTTGCTGTTGATCACGATGCTACCAATCTTATCTATCGAACTGCTGCATATGGATTCTTGCAACGTTATCCAAATTTGATGATCATACCTTGCTTTGATCAGCCAATGCATACACCGTTTAATTTGTTTTCATTAAGCTTAATGGAAGTAGAGCATTACTTCCCCGCAGAATCATCATTTAGTAAAGTACTTTCCAAGTATCATGACATGAGGCCTGCGCACCTGACCATAGAGAATAATATGATATTGGCCCAGTTGATCAATCATGATTTAAAATCAGGTATTTTCCAAACAGAGTATAGTAATTTCTCATTATCTGATACACCGATTACAGATAATATTTTTAAAAAAATACAATGATATTCAACAAAGTAAAAGAGCTCAAAGAGCAGGGTAAAACAATCGGCATTGTGTTTAGTACGTTTGATATGTTGCATGCCGGACATATTGCAATGTTGAGCGAGGCTAAAAACTACTGCGACTACTTGATTGCAGGTCTACAAACAGATCCAACCATAGACAGGCCAGAAACCAAGAACGTCCCGGTTCAAACCATTGTAGAACGACAGATTCAGTTGGCCGCTACTCGCTATGTTGATGAGGTTGTGGTGTACCAAACGGAAAAAGACCTAGAAGACCTGTTGCTTATCCTGCCCGTGGATGTCAGGATACTGGGCATCGAGTACGCGGACCGTGATTTTACTGGCAAGACTATTTGCACACAACGCAACATCAAAATTATCCACAACGCAAGAGACCACAGCTTTAGCAGCAGCAGTCTGAGAAAGCGTGTGGTAGAATCAGAAAGTTTAAAAAATTGTAAAGGCACTCAATGATCTTGTACATCAATGGCGATAGCCATGCCGCAGCTGCCGAAGCTGTTAACTGTCATGCATTTGCCGAAGATGATCGTCGCTACTTTTACATGGGACGGGTGCCCCATCCAGATAACTCGGCAGTAAGTTGGGGCAAAAGATTATCTGATGTTATCAAAACCAGTTACAAGTGTGATGCCGAGTCGGCTAGTTCAAACACCCGGATACTTCGCACCACGCGGCAGTGGTTGAAAGATACAGATCTTTCAACCACTGAAGTTCTAGTAGTCATTCAGTGGAGCACATGGGAGCGTGAAGAATGGTTACACAACGGTACCTATTACCAAGTCAATGCATCGGGTATTGATCATGTACCCGATGAACTAATAGAACGGTACAAAAACTTTGTTACTGGGGTTGACTGGGAACAGGCAACCAACTGTGCACATCAAACAGTTTGGGATTTTCATCTTGAGTTGACTGCATTAGGGGTGCCGCATTTATTTTTGAACGGGAATAGCCACTTTGGTAACATACCCTTAGAAGAACGCCTGGATTGGGGTAATATCTATATAGGACCATATGATCCTGCGATGACCTACGATCAGTGGCTAAAAAACAACGGTTATCAAACAGTCGCCCCCGATTCTTGGCATTTTGGGCAAGAATCCCATACTGCCTGGAGTCGATTTGTGTTACAATACATGATCAAGAATCAAATAATATAATTATTCATGCTAGTTAATCCCTACACGCCTGGTACACCATTTAAGAATTTCCCAATGCTTGACCAGCAGATCAATGAGTACTATGATGAAATCTTTGAGTTTGTCCCTGGGCCGGGCTACAACAATACTACTCCAAGATTTAAGCTAGACTCGGGATTAAAATTTGGATTTCGTGATATTTTTTATTGCATCGATCAACTATACGATAGTAATCCCAAGTCTGTGATTGACGTTGGCTGCGGAGAATGCATATGGAAACGCTGGTTCCCTAACATTATTGGATTTGATCCTACCCCAAGTCCTTACGCCAATCATGATTTTATTGATTACTTTGACGAAGAATTTAGTCGCGGGCACAAAGAAAAGTACGACTCGGGCATAGCACTTAATAGTATACATTTTGTATCATGGGTCTATGTTAGGACTCAACTTGATCTAGCAATGAACATGATCAAACCCAATGGTCGATTTCTATTTACTTTCAATTTTTATCATTTTGATAAACATACGCCCGATCATAAATTTACTAGTCAGTCGCAACGGATAGAATTTATGGATTCTATCCTAGCATCATTGCCATACAAGGTGCACTTATTAGATTATCCTGCACTGCACGGTGTCGATGAATCTCAAGTCGAGGCCCATGCTCATCTCAACGGACATGTCCGCATAATTCTGGAAAAGAACCAATGAAATATCTCTTGATTGATACTGCTAACATGTTCTTCCGCGCGCGGCATGTGGCGTTCCGTGCCAGTGATCCTTGGGAAAAGATCGGCTACGCCCTGCACATCACACTGAGTGCGGTAAACAAGGTGGCGCGTAAGTTCAACGCCGATCATGTTGTGTTCGCACTTGAAGGCCGCAGCTGGCGCAAAGATGTGTATCTTCCTTACAAGCGCAACCGTGCTGAACTGCGGGCTGCTGCTACAGAAAAAGAGCAAGAAGAAGATAAACTGTTCTGGGAAACATTTGATAACTTTACTAAATACTTGAGTGAGCAGACCAACTGTTCAGTTATCCGACACGAAAACGCTGAAGCCGATGATATCATTGCGCGGTGGATAGCGTTACACCCCCAAGACCAACATTATATTGTCAGCAGCGACACCGACTTCGTTCAATTGCTTGCGCCAAACGTGCAACAGTTCAACGGCATCACCGATGAGTTGCTGACTCTTGAAGGCATTTTTGACGCCAAAAACAAACTCGTAATTGACAAAAAAACCAAGCTACCCAAGACTGTTCCTGAACCCAAATGGCTATTATTCGAAAAGTGCATGCGTGGAGATTCCAGCGACAATGTGTTCTCGGCCTATCCCGGTGTGCGTGTCAAAGGCACCAAGAACAAAATAGGGCTGCTTGAGGCATTTGCCGATCGAGAACGTCAAGGCTATGCGTGGAACAATCTCATGTTGCAACGCTGGACTGATCATGAAGGTGCCGAACATCGTGTGCTGGACGACTATCAGCGCAATCTTATGCTGATTGATCTTACTGCCCAACCCGACAACATCAAAGCTGCGGTAGACACTGCAATCAAAACCCAAATTAGGCACAGAGATATCGGACAAGTGGGTGCACGGTTCATGAAGTTTTGCGGCAAGTTTGAACTCAATCGTGCATCTGAATCAGCAGAACAATTCAGTCGTTGGCTGAACCAAACATACCCAGGAGTACTTAATAATGATAGTAGCCAAAACAGTAATACCTAATCAGTATTGGATCCTACGGCAAGGTGATACCAAAGTTGGTAACATCGAGGCTGGCCCGGATGGATTTCAAATCAAAATCAACAACGTTATACAACAATACAAATCCATCAAGACTCTTAAACAAAAAGTTCAAATCGACTTTGAACCGGTTGAGAAGAAATCCGCTCCTGTAGTTGATAATGAAGTTAACGGGTTCCCTACTACCGGACGCCCATACAACGCCATCTATGATGTCAAGCATCAGGTACCACTCTGGACACGTGAACCCAGGTCCAAGTCTTGGTTTGCTGCTGGATGGTATCGTGTGCGTGTCGGCCGTACGTGGCAAGTGGTTCAGAGCCCCAAGTTGATTGTGCTGCAACGGTATGAATACAAAGGACCTTTCCGTAACGAGGCCGAGGCGCGGGCATGAGTATTCATATCAACAAATTTATCGATAAGATCAAGGCCACCGAAAGTCGTAACCTGCGAGACCTCACAATGTCCATGACTGACGCCAGGGATCTGCATGCTGATATTACCAAGCTGCTGCTGGCTGTGCAGGTGTTACAAGAGCGGGGGCAGGCTGCTGCACCAACTACTAACGTCATCTCGGTTGAAGTCGAGGGCGGTACCTTTTAGCCCCTAAAGTTGGCTCATAAATAAATGTAGGAGTTTATTGATGAGCCGACCCAGACCAACTGTACTTGTTGAAGTAACTAATCGTAGTACATACAAGACCGAACAAGTGTTAGCAGCCGAAGGAGTTTGGGCTGTGTTCTTTGACCGCCAGCCCATCAACTTAAAAACCAGTAACCTACTGGTGCAGTATCCGGGTCCTAAGTATAAAAAAGTCAGCTTCCCTAACCAAGGGCATGCTATAAACTTGGCCAAGAAGCTCAATACACAGTTCAAAACTGACAAGTTTTCGGTGGTGCTGTTGACACAAGGGGAGCAGATATTCCCCAATGAAAAACCGAAAACTTGAAATAGTAAGCAAGCTGATTGACCTGGTTCCAGCGGCTCGTCGAGAGACTGTTGACCGGGCCATGGTGACTTGGTGGGCCAACATACGCAGCACCGGTGGTCTCAGACTTACAGATCATGGGTACGGTATGCTGCATGATCTCTTGGAGATCGAGTCTTGGTCCGTTGCTATCGAGGATCCAAGAAAAACTTTAAACAAAAAGCTTATTTTAGCCATGGATCAAAAACTCACTTGGCCTTACTACATAAGCCGAACCCATGTGGTATTCTTTAGCAGTCGTGATGCAGTTATGGCCAGCTTATACGGTGATCTGGGCAATTATATTAAAAATCTAAACTAACTGTTTTACTTGCTGCTGAAAATAACGCACCATCAAGTCCGGAAAGCAATCAAGAATCCATTTGCGTTGTGCAACTAGTCTAGTTTGATAGTTATCTAAATCAATCTTGCCGCGTATCAGCTGCTCATTAGTATAAAGCGCAAGTTCGACTCGAACATCATTGGATGCTGTATCGTAGCCAGTATCAACTAAATCATCAAACATGTCCATGCCCATCTCACGGCAATCCTGAACAATTCCAGCATGTCCAATGACTATAGGAACTTGTCCTGCAATCATGGCCATGATTGTTTTTTCTGTTACGATACCTGGGCGAGCATCATACTGGGTTTCTGTAATAATATTAACCGAGGCGCTGCTGTACACCGGGGCCAGTCGTATAAAATTTTCATCATTTTCTGTGCCACGATAACTTGCATAGGCCCATGATGGCAATGGTATGTCGTTACCATAACTGAGTATACCCGGTCCCCAATTCTTTAGTATATCAGCAGTACGTGTACGGTGCGGGCAAATTCTCCCATTTAAGCATTGCCAAGGCACGCTACGAGATTGTCGAAAGTGCAAGTCCCATTCCGATTCTCGTTGTGCAATTGACTGTACTGTGGCCAAGTTATGATTGCTAAATTTAACCAACTTTACAGGTCCAGTATAGTGTTGATCGAGCCCGTGCGACCAGTGGACTACAACTACCTGATTGGCATGCTCTCCATACTGTTGAGTTACTCGCTCCAGTTCAACAATCGACTGCCCGGGGGTAACAAAGTCCTGAAAATGCAAGATCAATCTTGTGTTGGGACGAAAGTCAACCTCGGGCAATTTTAAAGGCCAGCCGGTGATGGGATCATATCCGGTGTCAAAACAATTAAAAATTGGAATTAAATCGACTTCTAAATTTTGGAATGCTTGCTTGATTAAATTTATATAATCCATTATGGTATTTACTAAGTAGAGTATCATGTACTGGACTAATCAAATACACACTATTGAAACTAACCAAGCCAGCGATATAATTGAGCAAAGTCAGCATGATGGACAACATTGTTTGTTTTACGATCCAGCAATTAATATCATAGACATTCAACGAGTTTTGCAATTAAAAGACATTTGTCAGATTGCCAATCATCAACTGGCCAATCATCATCGGGAGTTGAGTCAAGGCAACTGCTGGCAAAATGAGATTGCTAATATTGTAAGAATTAATATGTTTGTTCACAGCATGCGAAAGATCGGAAGTGTCAAACCAATGTTGTTGCACTATGATCAAGGGTTACCGTATACTGCATCCACCGGCGGCACCAGGCTTATGGCTGCCGAGCTAATACCCGAGATTACACATGTTTCAGGATTTGTTACTACACACCAACATCATCGGCTACGATTCTCTCACTTGCTGGAAATAAAATGTTGGTCTGATTTTGTAAAATACTGTGGTGCAGAGGAATCATCTACTGTGTTAATACGATTAACCGATGCAGCTGCCAACTGGGGCATTGATTGGTTTGAGGTTGCAGTTGATCAACACCAAGGGACAAGAATTTTTGTGCCACAAGATGATTGGTGTTTAACTGTGTTACAAAATTATGTCAACTGTCAGCCCGAGGATTTTAAATTTACCCCAAAGTGGTTTAACACTCAAATTGCATGGGATTTATACTATACAAGTTAACGTATAGAAGTTAGCACTGTTGGCCACCATGCAGCAAAGTCGCAATGCCAATTACGACGCATCAAGTGTAAAAGCTCTCTATTTTTAAAAGCTGCCTGTTCAAGTCGCTGTTTTAACTCGATACAATTTTGTTTTTGCATATTAGTAGCAGCTAGGATCCCTTCAAAAATAAAATCTGTCATTTTATTGTCCCCGGCTTCCAGGGTTGTATTTTCTTGTTTATTGTCGTAATTGTGAGATAACAGATCTTGCAGTGTGTCAAATCCCAGGTGATGCAAATAACTAATTGTGTGCTGACCTGAGTAAACCTGCCAAGGAACAGGCAAGCACATGGCTCTAAAAATCTTTTCACTCAACGCTATATTAGTGTCTGAACTGTAAGTTTCCATTATAACATTTATCCAGGATCTAACATGCGCCTGCTCTTGGGTAAGCGCATGATTTCTTATAGGAACTTTGTGCAGCAATTTATTATAAATTTTATCATACTTGGCCTGGAGTCGAGGTGCTAAGTTATAATACTCTTGGCTAAAAATAGCAGATAATCCCTCAACTGTTGAGGTGTCTTTATTTTCGTCCCAACAATTAAAATTTATGTAGTCAATGTCATCCAGATCAGATGTGTTGTACTTTTGAAGTTCTAACAGTGCATGAAGGCGTTTTCCGTCAATACGATTGATAGAAAGATTTAAACGTCTGTCAGGTGCCCATTCAGTAATAGCAGGTGTATGTGCATAAATGCCATAAAAGCTTGACGGGAGTCGATGTATTTGATACTGGGTCGGACAAGAAGTCCAATTGTCTGTAATTACCACCGTATTAGTATCAAAAATATACGGGAGAGATATTGAATAATCGTCAGTGCAGGTGATAAAGTCGTCAACTAGACACACTATTACGGTGCGATCTCCTCGACTCCAAATTTTGTTATTTTGATCAGCTTGTACATAGCCCAGGCTGGCCAGTGCACTTCGGAAAAATTCCATAATGGAATTTTCGTGCCAGATACAGTTACTTTTTTGGAAAATTTCGCCATCGTAGATATAGTGAGCACTCATTCGATTACTTATAATGCGTCGGGTATCAGCAAAACAAATTGTCGGCCAATATTGCGACGCAACATAAATAACTAAGTAGAAACCATGAGTTTCTGCATACTTAACAAAGGACACATCATGTTAGCAATCTTAATCAAATTTTTTGATCGTTTTTTTTCATCGACAAGTTATTCAAATGAGCTTGATAAGTTCGTGCTCAGCAAAAAGCCAACCTCGGTAATAGAAATGGAATACTGGGTCAAAGAATACGATCGCAAGATGACTCGCGGCCAAGGCTGGATACTATGAAGACAGTGGCCAAGGCTGTTTGGGACTTTTTAGCAGCATGGGGAGAGATTCGGGCTGCTCGCCATCTAAGCAAGCTGTACTAATCATCATGAAATCCATAACAACCACCATGCTAAATATGCTGCAACGGTTGGCTGAAATGTTTCCGGATAGCTCTTATCAAGCACGATTAGATGCATACCTAAATTCCTACGGAATTATTGATTCCATGTAGAAACAGCTGACCCGTTGACTTTAAGGGCACAGCAAGCATGAGACAATTTTTAATATCGTTAGCAGTAGCGATCTTTGCCGTAACCGGCACACCAGATGCAGCAGCCTGGACACAACGTGCCCCACAAGACCCGGAAACTTGTAAGGTTCATGCTCCGTATGGGTTCCCGCAGACCACAGGTGTACAGCCAATTTGCCGCCAGGCCTATCTAGTAGGGTATGATGCAGCAGCCAAGTTGCCTAAATACGTAACATACGAGCTACTTCCACAAAATGCTCTTGGCTGTGTTGCTCGCACTAATGCCTTTGCTGCTGACCAGTCAGTTGCAGGAGGGGCCAGCCCGGCTGATTATATCGGCACTGGCTACGATAAAGGTCATATGTCACCAGACGGAGATCTATCTTGGGATACACAAGTAGAGTTTGAATCATTTTTAATGACCAACATGAGCCCACAGGCCGGTTCCTTAAATCGTGGCATCTGGAAACTGCTCGAGACCAGCGTTCGCGGCTGGGCTGTACAACACAATCAAAGCTATACAGTGTACGTGGGCGGGGTGTACGATGCAAAGAATATGAAAATTGGCTCCGGGGTTGTGGTCCCAAATGGTTTTTACAAGATCGTGATCAACAATCAAACCAATGAGATAGCCGGGTGGGCGTTCCCGCACCTGCCGCCTTATCCCAACTTGGGCAACGACTTGACCAAATTTCGTTTGCCTGTTACACAGATCGAAGCAGCAGCAGGTGTGCAATTTGCATTTCCTAAAGCTGCGATTGAGTTGCGGCCCGGTACCGAGTGGCCGGTGGACTTTAGCAAGTTAACTCAGGCCAAACGCCAAAAATGCGGTGCTGCAGCGGTTGACAATTAATTCATCCTGTGCTATACTGGGCACTTGATCGAAGTTCTTCGGGGCAAGAACCAAAAGTTCCGCGGTCGACCATTAATTCATCCTGTGCTATAATGGTTACATGGTTAGAAAAAAGCGTTCAGATCGTACCCACATTGTGTATGCACTGGTTTCAGGCAGCGACTTCTACATCGGGGTCACTGCAAAGACTGAAACTACTGTGCAGAAGTCAGCTCAAACTCGCTTCAACAAGCACATCTATCGCTCACGTAGCGAGGACAAGAGCTGGCTGCTGTACGAAGCCATGCGCAAGCGGGGTACCGAAGCCTTTGCAGTTCTTGTGATCGACGTGCTGCGCGGCAAGGCTGCTGCTCATGCTTCTGAACGCGAAATGATTCGCGAGTTTACCCCCAACCTGAACACTGATGTGCGGGTGCGAGCAAACGGTTGACCCAAAATGGCACTTGTGCTATAATGTTTTTACTGTAGCAAAACGGAGCAAGAAATGAGCAAATTTATCAAGTCTGAGTTCAGCGTTGGCGAATATGCTACTTACGGGGGCAAGTTTGTTGCGCGATTCAAGCGCGGTGGCCGTGCTAGTTTCCTGAATTTCTTGTGCTCAAAGTTCACGGTGGAAGAGTACTTTGCGCAGCTGGATCTGGGACAGGCTCCGCTGAAGATCCTGGAATCCAAGGGCTATGTTGCCCCGCAGTTTCGTAAGTTCCTCAAAGAAGGCGGCTATCCCATTAGCCTGGAAGGTCTAAGCTTGATGATTAATGCGCGAATTGATGCCAAGGCTATCCCTTGGCCCCAGACTGCTGGTTGACCAATAAATTAATCCCTGTTATAATGTTTTTACTGTAGCAAAACGGAGCAAGAAATGATGTATGCTAACTATCGCAAGCCTGTGCAGCGTCAAGCTAATCCTGAACAAGTCCCGGCAGTGGATGCACTGCGGGCCGTGCTGCCGGCACTGGGCTACGGCGACGCCAAGTTCGCAAACGACCTGCTGGGCAACTTTGCGCAGTGGGGCCGGCTGAGTGAAAAACAACTGCACTGGGTCGAGACCCTGACTGCTCGTGGCCTTGCTCCCAAGCAGGCTCCTATCGCGCAGGTCACAGTGGATTTCAAGAACATTCAAGACATGTTCGATCTGGCTGGCAAGACGCTCAAGCGCATCAAGGTCAAGCTGCAAGCTGTGGGCGGTCAGGCTGTGGTGTTTAATCGTGCTGGCCCGATGAGCAAGTATGCCGGGCAAGTCATGATCACAGACGGCTTGCCCTTTGGCGAGAACAAGTTCTTTGGGCGAATTGATGTTACGGGCGAGTTCTTTGCTACCCGTAACGCCACGCAAGAAGTGTGTGAGCTGGTGAAAGAGTTCAGCGAAGACCCAGCCGGGACTGCTGGCAAGTACGGCAGGCTCACAGGCGGTTGCAGTTTTTGCAATCATGGTTTGAAGGATGATCGTAGCACTCAAGTTGGCTACGGCCCGGTGTGTGCCAAGCGTTTTGGATTGGCCTGGGGCTAAGAGATTACGGTTGACACGAAATTCAACTCGTGTTATAATGTTTTTACTGTAGCAAAACGGAGTACGAAATGGCTTATGTGAACCAAGCGACCAAAGCGGCAATTGCACCCAAGATCAAGGCCATCCTGAAGAAGTACGGTGTCAAGGGATCGCTCAGTGTTCGAACTCATTCTACCTTGACGCTAACCTTGAAGTCCGGAGCTATCGACTTCATCGGCAACGGTAACGATACTTGCAGCAAGGATCCTTATCAAGCCGGTCGAGGGTTTGCGCCCAACACTTCGGGGTATGAACAGGTTAACCCCTATCACTATGGTAGCCACTACAGCGGACGTGCCAAGAAGTTCCTGGCAGAGGCCCTTGCTGCTATGAACACTGGAAATCACAACCGCAGTGATGCAATGACTGATTACTTTGATGTGGGCTGGTATGTTGATATCAATATCGGCAAGTGGAACCAGCCCTACATTGTGCAGGCTTAATCGCAGGAGAGTCCAGCAGTGCAAACCGAACTCGACAATCAACTTTTCGACAAGTATCCGAAGATTTTTCGTAATCCCTGCGGATTTGAAATAGATAACGGCTGGTACAATATTGTCGATAAACTGTGCAACAACATTCAATCCCACATCGACTGGGGCCGGAAAACACGTGCCCGAGCGTTGAGATTTAATCGAGCACTGAAGCGAGCCATTGCTGGAGATCGTACCGGCATCACTAATTTCTATTTTGACAAACGAGAAGTTCCGGCCGATCACTGGATTAGTGACCGCATCAACCAACACATTCGGGATGAAGAGTACAGGGAAGTTCCCGAGATTGTTCAGCAAGTGGTGGCTGTCCAAGTAAAAGAAAAGTTTGGAACCTTACGGTTCTACTACTCGGGCGGCGATGAGTTTGTGGCCGGCTTGGTAGCCATGGCAGAATCCATGTCCGATGTCACCTGTGAAAGATGCGGCCCTCCGGGCAAGCTGCACGGCCGGAGTTGGGTCAAGACCTTGTGCGAACAGCATGCACCGGTTGACCAAGCATTCCCGTTCTGCTATAATACCTTTATACAGTTAGCAACAAGGAGCAAAAGATGGAGATCGAAACATTGGCGATAGAAATTGCACAGCTTTCGAACGTGGATCTGGCCAAGCTGGCAGATGTGTTGATGGCGCAGTTTAACGCCCGTGCTGAAAAGTTGGCGTGGAACCTGCAAGTGAGCAGCACCGACCAAGCTCTGCGTGGGGGCATGTGAGCCAAACCAAGGAGAACTCAGTATGAAGATCATTGTTAAGATTCCCCAGCTGCGCACTCGAGCACATCGTGTGCTGTTTGATAAAGAGCTGCCGTTCCGGCCGCGCAGCGAACAGTCGCGCAAGCAATACCAACGTCGTCCCAAAAACCGTAATCAGGAGCTAGTATGAACACAGAACAAATCACCATTCGTGACTTTATGGAAGTTATCGAATACCGTATCACTGAAGGCAGTAAGTACGGTTGGGACTGCTTTGGCGACAACGCATTTCAAATTGATCACTGGGCCGGAGAACAGCAAGACCCTAGCCTGAGCATTGTGTTTGACACTGCCACGCAAGAGGTGTATCAAGTGGAAGCTCATGACTATGTTCATGCGCGAGCGTACCGCTGGACCAATCCTGCGTGGCGAGAAGCAGAGGATCGGGAAAGCCGTGCCCGTGCTGTTGATAATAAAGTAGCGTGGGACGATGTTCTGTTTATTGATCTAGATGTTGCTGCCGACATGCTGGAAAAGGCCACTGCTATCGCGACAGGCGATGAATACGATACCCGTGTCAAGATAGCAGTGGAGTTTAGCAATGATGAACTGCTGGAATACATGATGATGGCACACGAGCAGGATATTACCTTTAACGAGCTTATCACGCAAGCTCTAACAGAAGCCATTGCACGACTCGCCGAGACCCGAGATTCTGAATGATTATCAAGGGACTGACCCGGCGTCAAATAGCGATTGCTGACCAGTTATGGGCTTGCGAAACGCTAGACGATGCCGATGAAATTGTTGCTCGTTACGGGACCGATGGCGTTGTGGTACATTCGCTTATGGTGGCCGAAGTGCTGGACTATACTGAGGTTGATCTAACTGAAGTAAAGACCTGGCTGAACGATACGTTTTGGTTGAACTGAGATGAAAAAAATCTATTACGAAAAAGTTGGTAAACGGTACAAGCCTGTTGCCGAGTACGACAGTGACCTACTGGATAGTGTTCCCAAGGGAAACCATCTTGTCATGAGTTATCCCGGTGGTGTTAGTCGTAGGTACAATATCAATCCCGACCATGCTGCTATGATTGCTGCGGGTCGTGTTGCCGAGAATGCTATCTGCCAGGCCATTGGCAAGGCAAGCGAACTACGACCGCAGCGAACTCCCATTACTCCGGGACAAAAGAAAGCATGGGAGAAGCTGGCTAAAGAGTTTGGCGACGAGCTTTGTACCCTGAGCGGGCTATGTATTCAAGACTGCGCAGAAGCAGGTGTCCAGGCCATGATCGCCGAAGCCGAAAAACTAATGCAGCACGAAGCAGTTCGTAAAGCGTACGAGCAGTTCATGTTGGTGTGTGAGCTGACAAAACAACAAGAACAAACGTAAATATATTCACGGGCCGGTAGCTCACGTTGGTTAGAGCAGCGGACTCATAATCCGTTGGTAGTGTGTTCGACTCACACCCGGCCTACCATATTAATATTACACCATGTCTAATCCGAGCACTAGCACAGAGCATTATCGTTTCGCAATTGAGAGTGCCGGCCGGCGCAGCCAGGCTGCCAATCTTGACCTTAGAGTGCAGTCTGATGTGGACATGGTGAAGTACTACGAGCAAGCAATCAAGGACAAAGCAGTGCAAGAACAGGACCCTAAATGGCGTGAGAATAATCTAGAGTATGACCTAAGATCCACCGACTGGATCCTGGACAAGGTGCGTGCCAGTAACGTGTATGCTCAAAATATCTATGCTGCATTGTGCAACAATGACTTTCAGCGCAACGATGTTATGCCTATTCTTAAAAACGAAACATGGGGTTGCAGTTGGCGCCACGCAGGCGGAGTTGTGGCTGACATGATAGGCAAAGGCGACTACATGGATTGGTACTGCTCGGGCAGCTGGAGCGGTCCAGATTTGCGTACCGAAGATCACATCCGGGGATATGTAAGTGAAAGCACAGTCACGGATGAAGTACTAGAAGACCTGTTCAAGCTTGGTTGGATTGTTAGCTCACTTGATTAAAACATATGACAACAGTTGTAGAACGTGAAAAAGTCTTTGCCCAGACGTTTGACCAACTTACAGTGCATCGCCGGCACTACATGGCGGTGTGGTGCAGTGAGCGCATGACGCCGCTGGATCCGCAGGGCAAATATAACTGGTGGGTCGACGGGAATACCTTTCTCTTCCGCAGTGAGAAAGATCATATGCTGTTTGTACTGGCCTGGTGTGAATAACCTTACTAATTAATATGAAAACTATTGAACTTGAGCATTTTAAAATTGATAAAGATCAACCGTTAACAGTTATAGCTGGACCGTGTCAAATTGAAGACTTAACTCATGCTATGGCAATTGCGTTGGAAGTAAAACACATTTGCGAAGATTTGAATGTTCAGTTCATTTATAAAAGTAGTTTTGATAAAGCAAATAGAACCAGCGTTACTACCAGGCGTGGTGTTGGCATGGAACAAGGGTTGGAGATTTTAAAAACAGTCTCCAACAAATTAGGTGTTCCTACTATTACCGACATACACGAATCATCACAAGCGGGTATTGTGGCAGAATCAGTTAGTATGCTACAAATCCCTGCATTTTTATGCAGACAAACTGATTTACTCTTGGCTGCTGGCGAAACTGGCAAGCCCATCAATGTTAAAAAAGGACAATTTTTAGCGCCCTGGGATATGAAAAACGTTGCAGAAAAAATTGCCTCAACCGGCAATGACAACATAATGTTATGTGAAAGAGGATACAGTCATGGATACAATAATCTTGTGGTTGATATGCGCAGTTTACCTATTATGGCAAGTACTGGTTATCCCGTTGTCTTTGACTGTACACATAGTGTCCAGCAACCTGGAGGACTTGGTGACAAATCTGGGGGAGACAGAAAAATGGTTCCCTTTCTATCTAGAGCTGCGGTAGCAACTGGATGCGTGAGCGCAGTGTTTATTGAGACTCATGAGAATCCCGATAAAGCTCCTAGCGATGGACCAAATATGATTCCATTACGAGACCTAAGAGTGCTGATAAGTCAGCTAAATTTTATTCATAACAGTGTTAGAAACTTTAACTAAAGAACAACAACTTACAGCGGTTAGCCTCATGTGGGCTTGACAAGCGGTGTGATATCAGTTATACTTGTGAAAATTTAGTAAGGACTTTGTATGAGATGGCTCGATAGTTGGATGGAACAACGATGCAGGAACGCAGTGGTAGAGGTGCAACTTGAGGAGTTAAAAATGCGCAGCAGGATGGGAATGCAGTCAAAGTCGTCTCATGACGATGTCGACAGCGATGACGGTCTCAACATCACCATCAGGAACGCAGTGGGCGGCAAAATTGTTTCTTTTAGGCACTTCAATCACAGGACTGATCGTATCAGCAATACACTGTATGTGATCCCCGAAGAACTGGAGTTTGAACGAGAGCTAGGAAAAGTAATCACACTTGAATCTATGCGGATGTCATGAAGACTTTGATCACATCTATCCTTGCCCTTGCAGCAGCAGTCTCAATTATCTCGTTTGTTGCGTGTGACGAGATCAAGGCAGTTACGCCCCCAGTTAAGACTGATTCAACTGCTAGTAAACTGCAAGTAAATAATAACTCAAGTCAGCCAAATTGTGTCAACTACACCGGCTGATCCAGCGTTATATATATGTAGGGATAAAAATTCCTACTCCAACCAAAAAGGAAACTTAACATGAAATCAATCGTTACTCTTATCGCCACCCTGGCCACTGTTACTGCATTTGCTGCCGAGCCAGTCAAGACTGTTGCTGTTGCACCTGTTGCTGCTTCTGCAACCGCCGCAACCCCTGCTTCTGCTCCTGCCAAGAAAACAGAAAAGAAGGCTCCTGCTGCTAAGCCTGCTAAAAGTGAAGCATCGGCTCCCAAGGCTTCCGCACCTGCAGCAGCACCTGCCGCTGCCAAGCCTGCTGCGCCTGCCGCACCTGCAGCAAGCAAGTAATCACGCAGCCGAAGATGACGATGATGATGACGGCGTTGACACAACTGATGTCCACGTAGGTTATCGTCGTCGCTCACTGGAAGAATGTGATGAACACTGTGAGCATCACGAAGATGAGCTCAGTGATTACGTAAAAAATAGACTGTTGATTGCTAGGTTGCTGGCATTAAGAAAGCGACAAGAAGTTTGGGGGTAATACCCCAAACTTTTCTTACGACGTAAGAAGGAACTAAATGACAAAAGCGTTGATTACATTTGGATGCAGTTGGACTTTTGGGGTCGGAGTTGGGTATGACGAGTCCATGTCGCTAGCTGACTATAAAAATATAAATCAGTCAGTTGAAGTGAACGATCAGCTTAGTTTTCGTGGCATTATCAGCCAGCGGCATGGATTTAAGAATATAAATTTCTCCAAGGGTGGATCTAGTAATCAGAAACAGGTTAGACTAGCAAAAACTTTTTTTAACAGTAAAAAATTTCAAGATCTACAAGAATCCGGTGCTGAAATTGTTGTGTTATGGGGTATAACTTCGACCTCTAGAAATGAATCATTTGTGGCTTTGTCCGACAAGATTATTAACTTTATATATAGTTCCCCGGCTGTTCATTCCCTTCGATCGTTAAGGAAAAAAACTGTCGAGTCGGTAAACGAAGACATGATTGCTCTTTTTTTTGCCAAGAATCTTTACAATCATGAACACGAAATTTTCATGCTGGCTCATGAGATGGCACACTGGAATACATTTTTCAAGTCGTTAGGCATCAAGAATTATTGGTACGATACATTTAATCATCATGACTACACCAGTAATGATCCGTCATTACTGGGATTCGAAGCTGTATATAAACAATGGTCAAAAACTACTTGGCCAACTTGGCAGGACTTTATTGATAAAAAATTTCCCGAAGATCTCGGCGATGAAATTTTAGATACAAGTAAATTTGAATTTGCTCAATTTTTAAACACTTTAGAAATTACAAATTTTGTAATTGATCAGCCACAAGATCGGGATCTTATGAGTCAACTGGTGATACGTAACGGTAGTGATCAGTTTGATCGTAATTATCATCTTAGCCACTGGGCTATCGATGGCAATCGAGTCGAGTATTTGGCCAATCTGAAACTTCTTAATCCTTATAGCTTTCATCCTACCAAACTTGGACACGAACAAATAGCAAACATGTTTGACCACTTATTTGAAAAAACTAGCTGACTTTTGATAAAACTCAGGTTGACAAGGAATAAATAAAAGCATATAATTGACACTGTTATGAAAAACTTCACACTATCACTCTTATCCCAGCACGAACAGATGTGCCCGGTCGCCACCACATGGCTAGGTCCGGTATCATATATTCGCGCATTCGAGAATAGTGATACCCGGGGGTCTGAGTAGACTGAGTCGTAAGATTCAAATACACAGACCCTGGCTCGAAAGACCCAGGGTTTGTCTTTAAGTGAAACAGGAATACAGGAGAGTTGACAACAAATTGAAAGCACTGTATAATAAGGCGCTAGGGAATTAAAACACCCGGCAAAGTGTGATAAGAGGGAACGAGGCCCTCGCTCTGCACTTTAAACAATGGAGCAAACGGGCGTGTTAGGGGCATAAAATCTGTGGCGGGAACGCAGAGAGTCAGATCCTAATAGTAAAGTACATTGGTGGTCAGTGTGCTTTACTATACACATTTTTTACAAAAAAAGTGTGTACAGAGAAACATGCTATGATCTAATCTGAAGTCCAAACATCCGATGCGGACAGAACCTGTGTGTTGATTATGCTGCACACTTCGCAGCACGGAGCCAGGATAGCGTGTTTCTCTGTACTTACATTTAATAAGTCTGGTTCGTCTATCGGTTGAGGACGCTGCCCTTTCAAGGCGGAAAGACGGGTTCGATTCCCGTACCGGGCACCAAATAATCTCTCCCTAGTTCATGTTGGCAGAACACTGGTCTCCAAAACCAGAGAGCGCGGATCGTCACCGTGGGGGGAGGCCATTTTACTGTCTGTGAATATCTCACAGATGACTAGCAAAACATAAGTAAATCGCGGGATGGGAAAGCAGTAATCCGCTTGGCTCATAACCAAGAGATCGGCAGTGCGAGTCTGCCTCCCGCAACCAAATTCAATTCCTCAGTAGCTCAGTGGTAGTAGCAGTTGACTGTTAATCAATTGGTCGGTGGTTCGATCCCATCCTGAGGAGCCACACATACTGCACAGATACCAAAGAGGCCTAATGGCATGGATTGCAAATCCGTTGTTCGTGAGTTCGAATCTCACTCTGTGCTCCAAACTTGACACAACGGAAGCGTGGCCGAGCGGTTGATGGCTCTAGTCCTGAAAACTAGCGATCCTGAAAAGGGTCCGTGAGTTCGAATCTCACCGCTTCTACCAGTTACTGGTTGACAATTAAATCCAAGTACACTATACTAGAGTCATGTTGTTGGTAACTCAGCAACAGCTCTTTAAAAACATAGATAAAAATTACATAGTTTTAAGTTAAAATCTATGTCTACCAGATAAATACTTATAACAGGAGATTGATATGTTATGTGAGTATGGATGTGGTAAGATATCAAATTTTACATTGAAGAATGGTAAGAATTGTTGTAGTAAAAGACCTGCAGGGTGTGATGTGCTGAAAAAAATTAATTCAGATAAAACTAAATTAGTTTATGATACTGGTAAAAGATCACCAATGTCTGAAGTATACAAGTTATTACCGCAGGAAACTAAAGATGCAATGAATTGGGCAAAGGGAAATTATTCCAGAACATTATTTGAGTATAATGGTACAGGAAATCACAAAGCAGCTTTGCTCCAAGAAAGAGGACATAGATGCGAGGATTGCGGATTAACTGAATGGAAGTCAGTTAGTATACCTCTAGAATTAGAACACGTCGACGGTAATAATTGCAATAACGTTAAGGATAATCTTAAGTTATTGTGTTGTAATTGTCACGCACTAACTTCTACTTGGAGAGGTAGAAATATCAATTCAGGAAAAGTAAAAGTTAGTGATCAAATGCTGTTGACAGCATACGCTAAGTGTCGTAACATACGACAATCGTTGATAGAAGTAGGTTTAGCTGCAAAGGGCGGGAACTACAGTAGGATGAAGAAATTAATTGCTCCGATGGTGAAATAGGTAAACACAAGAGACTTGAGAGTAAAATTTGAGTGCCTTGAGGGAAATCTCAGGAGCAGAACCCGTCAAATTCGGTGAAGGCTGTAAAATGCTAATACCGAGCGAAGCTTAGTGAGAAATTACTTTGAACGTGTAGAGACTAGACGGCGGGCATCTAAGGTAGTAATACTATGATGAAGGTATAGTCCAGACCACCAAACCGAAAGGGTAGTGAAAACTATAGTGGTAAGAAAATCTCTCGCTTAACGGCATGCCGGTTCGATTCCGGCTCGGAGCACCAAACATATATACAGGGGTTTCGCCAAGTTGGTAAGGCATCGGATTTTGATTCCGACATGCGGTGGTTCGAATCCATCAACCCCTACCAAAATTTAGGTCTGTTCGTATAGAGGTTATTACTGTGGATTGTCTATCCACTTACGGGGGTTCGATTCCCCCACAGACCGCCAACTTTTTCAATGGTGTTGTTAGTGATATAGATACCTTAGGTGTGACTGTAGTGTAGTGGTCTGCACATTGCTCTGTGAAAGCGATAGTATGGGATCGTTCCCCATCAGTCACCCCTAAGTTATTTGCGATATGGGATTTCCCCCACTTCACCCCAAAATTGTTTTATACCCGGTTAGCTCAAAGGTAGAGCAAACGACTGATAATCGTTAGACAGAGGATCGTTACCTTTACCGGGTACCATAAGTGTATGCTGCTTTAGCTGATGTGGTCATAGCGCCGGTGTTTTGTATAAATAAGTATATGAAAAACTATCACCAACTAAACGACAAATGGATGTGCAAAGAATGCCAGCGTGAATTTAACAGCAGGCAGGCAACTACTTCGCATATCTACAGAACGCATACAAATCCTGGAATATCCTTTGGAGGACATCAAATAGGAAAGCCTGCTTGGAACAAAGGACTAACAGGTGTTCAGATTCCATGGAACATAGGGTTGCCTGGAACATTCAAGGGAAAAAAACATACCGAAGAGACTAAACGTAAGATCAGTCAAAAGTTATCTATCAATAACAAAGGTGGTAGAGCTAAATGGTATGAAGTTGCAGGGCAAAAAGTTCAAGGCACCTGGGAAAGAAATGTTGCCCTAAAGTTTGAGGAGTTAGGAATAGAGTGGAAAAAACTTAAAACTAACAGAGATGTATTAGAGTATGTAATGGATGATAAAGTCCGTTGTTATACTCCAGATTTCTTTCTACCAGCATACAATGTATTCTTAGAAGTTAAAGGACATTGGTGGGGCAGAGATAGAGAAAAGATGGATATTGTTCTTAAAACATATCCAGACAAAAATATTGTCATTGTTGAAAAAGAACAATACGAAAAGTTTTTGGGGGGTGAGCTAGTCTGGTGATTTCAGCGACTGCCTGAAGAGCAGTAGAACTAGGTTCAATTCCTAGACCTCCTACCAAATATGCAACCGGTGAAGTAGGTTCAATTCCACGAGGCAGCACCAGAGTATGGATTAGAGTTTCTCGCCTCGATCCAGCCCTGGTATAATTGCAGTGCCAGATCGACTTGAGCGGGTATCTCGAGATAGTTCATCAATTTAGTGTACTCGTCTAAGAAGTTACTTTCTCCTATGAAATAATTGTCTAAGTTGATTATGTACGGATCGTGGTCCCTGGTGAATTGAGAATTCTCGATTTCCTCATTGGGACGCACAAATGGAAAGTTTCCGTTTTTAATTTTGAACTCGTCAACAACTGACTGATACTTTGCGCTAACTAAAATTTGCAAGTGTCTAATTTGACAGTCTGATTGACAAATTTTGTTTTGTATCAGTTTGTAAACGTAAGGATTACTATACCGGTGATGGGCCGGCGGTTGATAAAACTCATGCGGATGCTCACAAAAATTATAATGAGTATACTTTGAGTTTAAAAACTCAGTGTACGCCCGATCAGTAATAGAACTAAAAAATTTTTGATGATGATCTTTCCAAGATCCATGCAGTGTATATAAATTTTTAAAAGAATACAAATTCAATCGTTCAGTGCTAATATCGGTTATTAGTCCTCCTAAAGGTATATGTGGACGAGTACTCAAGTGCAAGGATGTCAAAAACTGTGTAAACTTGCCAGCACTGCCAGGCAAGTAGATAAACACATTTATATATTTCATGGGCCGGGCCGATATGACTAATTGATTAAACTTACTACAGTATCGGCTAGAGTTAGATGAGATCGAATACCACAATGTGATAAATCTCTAGCCAGGTCTAAACCGGGTAGACAGTCTAGGTGCAAAGATATAAATTTGCAACTATTTAAATTGCAAATTTGCTCAAGAGCAAAAGTATTCTTTTGAGAATTTAGCCAGCAGTTAGCTTCAACATATATCCATTGGTCATAAAACCCTAACACACACTTGTCCGGGGTCATTGGTGTTAAGAAAGTTATATCATGTTCTTTTACTAGCTCTAATCTGTGTATATTTGGTACTAAAAATACCACTATCTTTGGTAAGAGCCGGGGAATCCAATGCGACCCTAAACGGTATGCAGTGTCTGCACTACCACCACCTTGTCCAAGATTGTAACATTTTAAATTTAATTTTTCAGCCACTAGTGTTGGCCAGGTGTGCTCGAGCGGTACTCCAATCCCGACAGTATGGCTGCAACCCAGGAATAAAATGCTAGGATCAGATGTAAACTCGTTGCACCTGAAAGCGTGGCTGTTAAATTTATAAGTGATCTCTTTGTTGATCCATCCGTTACGCTCTAGCACAGCACGATTTGATCGCAAGTTGTCCCGGTACCGTTCTTTGGTATCCATTGGCAACCAGTGCACAGTTTGATTGGCCAACGAACCGCTGTTGAAGTTGTTACTGTAACAGGAATCGTAATTTATTTTCATCGAGATATTTATTTGTGTAAGAATGCGGACGTGATGTAATTGGTAGCCATGCGAGTCTTAGAAGCTCGTGCCTTGTGCGTGAGAGTTCGAGTCTCTCCGTCCGCACCATGGGATATATAGTAGTATATGACAAAATTATTATTAACCGGAGGCTGTAGTTTTAGTGAGTGCTACAGCGATCACATTGATACGTGGCCTAGACATCTTTATCGAGCACTGCAACCACATGGATACACCGAACATCGCAGTTCGGCTGTTGGCAGTCAAGGCAACGGATTAATCAGTCGCGGTATAATTTACAACGTGATCGATGCTCTTAAAACACATCGGCCACAAGATATCCTGGTGGGAGTAATGTGGTCCGGGGCCGATCGTCATGACTACCGATGTGATGATCCAGACATTTTGCACTTTGTTCAGGATCATGTAAACAACGGGTGGATGGAAAACCCTACCTCTTTTGTCAAAGGTGCAGATCGGCATTGGGTTATTCTCAATGCCAACTGGGCTAAGGCTCGCAACAGAGAAGCCGAAACACACTATCGAATGTTTTATGATACAGTAGGGGCTTCAATTTACAGCATAGAACATGTTTTGAGAACTCAGTGGTTTTTAAAATCGCAAGGGATTAGATATTTTTTCACTAATTATATCGATGATAACTTGGGGAGTCCCGAGACTCAGCAGCATATTGAAGTTGAGTACTTGATTGACAATATCGATCAGTCAAATTTATTACCAGTTACAAGTGAATATGCCTGGGTCCGAGATAACAGTAAACTGCTACACTTGTGGCCTGAAGAAGCGTTGACTCGGCCTTGCCATCCTGTTCATGAACATCACAAAGAATTTACAGACCAAGTTATTATGCCTTGGTTGCAGTCGAAAGAATATTTGCCTGTACCAGTAGAGCATTAGATACACCAAGTTCAAAAAAATATAAATGAGAATAATTCTAACATGAATCATATTGATTGGAAAAATTTTTATAAGAACATACGAGAGCCAGGCTGGCCGGATTGTGAGTCGTTTGACGATCTAGAAACTTTACCGATTCATATTCAACAAAAAATATTGTTTCAAAATCTAGGTTTTCTTTTTAAGAAAAATTTAGATTTTGTTCGTTCAAACGGGCCTATGTCAATACTAGCATCGACTCCAACCCAAGTCGAGACCTTGTGTTCCGAGCCAATGGTTGATTATTTTTTAGATGATAGTGACCTGGAACTAACTGAAGAAATATCTTTCCAAGGCATAAAACTAAAATATCACCCATCAATGGAATGCGGGGGCACAACAAGATCTCCTTTGTTTATCGAAATATTAAACATGATTGCGCCAGGTAAGATTTTTGATCATTGTTTAGATTGGTGCTCGGGTCCAGGATTTATCGGGTTTGGTATTCTAGGCCAAGGATTGTGTAATAAATTAGACCTAGCTGATATCTGGAAACCAGCCTTGAAGGCTGCTGAGTTAGTAAATCATAATTACAATGTTAACGTGCATCATATTAGACGATTGTCAGATATACAACCAATACAGTTGTACGATCTTGTAGTGGGGAATCCACCGTGGTTTTTTGGGAATTTATTGAATCAATCGTTAAACCAGTTCCGATTAACATGCGACCCTGGATTACAAATATTGAGAACATTCTTAATAGATGTAAAAAATTATCTTAGACCTGATGGTATACTAATTTTAGTTCAAGGGCAAACGTATACAGGTCCGGTTGATTTTTTAGATATAGTTGAACAAGCTGGATTACAAATGTCTCATGTAATAGTAGCCGGTGACCAATGGCATTGGTTTGTAATTATCGAACATAAAAAGCCAGGATAAATTTTAGAGAATACAAAAGCCTGGTTAGCTCAGGGGGAGAGCGCTTCGTTTACACCGAAGATGTCCGCGGTTCGAAACCGTGACCAGGTACCAACGTTTGGTCAGGTATCTTAAGAGGAAGTAGAGCCTCCCTCATAAGGAGGAATGTGGAGCTTCGAGTGCTCTCCTGACCACCAAGATAGTTTTATATGGGCGTGTAGTATAATGGGATTACGACGGCTTTGCAAGCCGTTTATGGGAGTTCGATTCTCCCCATGTCCACCATAGTTTTACAAAAGGAGAGCGGGCCGGACGGTAAGGCAACTGACTGCTAATCAGTAGAGTGTAGTAATATGTTCACAGGGTTCGATTCCCTGGCTCTCCGCCAAGTTTTTCGGTCTTTAGTTCAATGGATAGAATATGTGGCTTCGAACCATGTGATGGGAGTTCGATCCTCTCAGGACCGGCCAAGAGTTTTACTACACAATAGGAAATAGTATGTTAAAGGTAGATGTTCGAGAGGTCGAAGAATTCATGAGCCAGCAGGGCCCTAGTACTCGAGTCTACTTGGGTGCCGACAGCGAGCGGTTCAAGGTTAACGGTGTTTGGTGGGCCGAATACACAGTGGCTGTGGTCATACACATCAACGGTCGCAATGGTTGCAAGATCTTTGGAGAGACTTCCAAGGAACGCGACTACGATCAAAAGTACAATCGTCCCAGCATGCGTCTCATGAACGAGGTTTACCGGGTCAGCGAAATGTTTCAAAGGCTGCAGGAGGTACTGAAAGATCGAGAGGTCGAAGTACACCTGGATATTAATCCTAGCGAAATGCACGGATCCAGCTGTGTGGTGCAGCAAGCAATTGGGTACATACGCGGCACTTGCAACGTGATCCCCATGGTCAAGCCAGATGCTTTTGCTGCCAGTTATGCAGCAGATAGGCTAAAGAGCTTGCTGGCTGCTTGACATCTAATAACAGTTGTGCTATAATACATGAATGTATGCGGGGTTCGTATAGTGGTAATACCTTAGCCTTCCAAGCTAAAGCTAGGAGTTCGATTCTCCTACCCCGCTCCATAAATATAAATTAACCGAGGTCTTTGATGAATGTAACCCTTAGTCGTGGTATTGGTATTAACACTGAAAAATGCGTGGAAAATGCCGGCGGGAATCGATACAATCTGGTGTTGATTGCTTGCCACCGTGCTCGTGACATTGAACGGCATAACATCCAACGCCAGAAGCAGGCTTACGAGAATCCAATTGTGAGTGCCTTGTTGGACGTGCAAAACGGCACAGTTGGCGAAGAGTATCTCAAGCGAATTAGAGCGCCCAACAGGCGGGTATGATGTAATGGTAACCTGAAACTTTGCCAAGGTTTATTCGCGAGTTCGATTCTCGCTACCCGCTCCAGAATTCTGCCCATCGTTCAACGGATAGGACATGGTTCTTCTAAATCCAGAATGGGGGTTCGATTCCCTCTGGGCAGACCAACTTATATACAAGGATACACAACATGACCGAACAACAACAACGAGATGCTGCTATGGAAGAGTTCCTGGCCAAGGGTGGTAAGATTCAACAAGTGGCCACCGGAGTCAGCGGCCGGATCGAAGGTGTGAACTATTCAGCCTGGGGTGCACCTCGTAAAGCAGGTAGGCCCCCAAACGTGCCCGATGCATCTAAATCAGACAAAGCAACCACAGGTTAAGTGACTATTTTTAAATTTGGGTAAATAGTAAAAAGGATACATCATGAATTTCACTAAGTCAGTGTCTATTATTTGGAAAGTAGAAAAAACTAAGCTGTCACAGACATACAGTCAGGACTTGTCAGCAAAACTTCGTGCCATGTACGGAACTAAACAAACCGAGGTCAAGCCACACGTCCACTCGCCTGTTACAAGCGAGTGGAGATTCATTGATCAAGCTGCAGCCGATGAGTTTGTACTGTTTCTAAACACTCATACCGAATCTGCCGATTTTATCGAGTCTGTTGTTATCAACATCATCTAACCAACCAAGTTTGGATAACAGCGCGGTTGGTCCGCGCTTTTTCATGTCAGGCACGGTTGACAAGTAATTCAACTTGCCGTATAATGCTTGTATGCGTTAAGAGATTAACGCGCTCTTTAACAAGTCGATGAAAAACATGACTGTGAGGTCATATTGAAGCTCTGGTGTAAATGGGCACATCCCCCCAAGTACTAGTCTTGGAAAAACGGGGAAAGAACACGCGGCTCCAAAAGCAGATGCGAGTGAGTTTCAATATGATCTTACACACTGGGTTTGTAACTTAAAAGTAAAGTATCGGACTTTTAATCCGACTAAGAAGGAGCGTTACCTTCCAGACCTACCATAGACAAACACATTCTAAAACATAAAGATTTAGGATCATCAAGGGGTACTTTCAGCACATCCCCGAGTGTGTTTTTCTATGGTATGGAGGGTGGTATGTAGGTTGGTAACCATTCCAGCGAGGACCGGGATTCCCAAGCCAGCAACACTGGCTACCATATTGAAGCACATTATATCTGTTTCTCATGCCAAGTTAACTCTGTGCCGTTAAACTGAGAATTATAGTGTGTTTCAATATGGTAAGAAGGACTAATTACCCTTCCCCAGAATTGGGAGTCATGACCCGATGAATCCGTGATCATCTAATTGGTTAAGATAAGCTCTCGGGCGTTATGCAGGTTCGAACCCTGCTCACAATGGATTCCATATAGAAGTACATTATTCGCAGGAGGACAATGCTTCCGTAACTACTGGTAACTCAGCGTGAAACTGAGGTAGTGCGATTTCACTAGTGTACTTCTATATGGTATGTACAATGGACAGGTGGGTGAGTGGTTAAAACCAGGAGACTGTAAATCTCCCGCCTCTGGCTACGTAGGTTCGAATCCTACCCTGTCCACCAAAATTTTGCGGTCGCACCGCAAACGACCCAATACTCGGTCGTAACATCATGCATCCATTAGGTGAAAAGCCTATCCTTATTTGCCTCCATAGTTCAATGGATAGAACAGGCGCGTCCTAAGCGTTAGATATAGGTTCGATTCCTGTTGGCGGCACCATGACTCAAGTAAATAAACATCTAAGCCCTTTTAGCATAGTGGTACTGCAATCGCCTTGTAAGCGATAGAGCGTCTGTTCGATTCAGACAAGGGGCACCACATTATCTCGGTATGGTGAAATGGTATCACTCGACGTTTGGGACGTTGGAGCGTAGGTTCGATTCCTGCTACCGAGACCACAACTTATAATTGTATGCAACTTGCAACTCCACAGCTGGCTCTTAATCGTATTGTTGATCAGATTCCCAGTCAACATAAAAAAATTGTGTCTGTTAGCAGTGCTACCCCAGACCAAATTATAGAACGACTGGTCAAAATTGACAGCCATGATATTGTTGTGTTAAACAACGGAGATGTGTGGCGGTATGGCAATAACAGTGCCTTGCTAGATTTTTTTTCTAGCAGGCCTAATACTAAATTTTTGATCCAACACATAGGATACCACTATCAGCAGACTGCTGCCAATGTATGGGAATTTCCTGTCCCGTTTAGTTATCCAACTAATGTTGACCAGCAGTGCCCGATTAAATCTCCCAACATATCACATGGGTTTGCTTGCTTAAACAATCGACAAAAATTACATCGATTACTATTAGGATATCAGCTTTGGAAACACAATCTGCTGGATCATGTTATATACAGTCAAAATTTGATACCAAAAATCAACGGGACTTATATTTGGGGGCATGTGGAATTTCTACTAAAACAGTTGCCCGATATGGATAAATTTCTAACCAGTTTACCACGTCAATGGAAAGAACCACAGTCAGACTTTGCTAAAAATCACGAATTTAATGGGCACGATGCATACGATCAAGCATTTTCGTTCATTGTAACTGAAACAGAAACTGAATTCCGCGGAGTTGATTTTCGCTATCCATCCCCGGGTGTGACTGAGAAAACATTCAAGCCGGCGTTATCTGCACAAGTGCCAATTTATCTAGCAGCGCCTGGACACATGAAATTTTTAAAAAGTCATGGGCTTGAAACTTTTGACGACTTGGTGCCTGCAGCATACGATCAGTGGAACACAGAAGAAAAAATATCAGCCATTATTGATATTGTACTACAGGGTCGAGATTATATCAAACAGTTTTACTTTGATCATATCAGAGAAATCAAATATAATCACCACAGGATCTCCAGTGGTGGGTTTGAAAATTCAATTGTCAATACTGCTTGTAATTTTATCGAATCAGAAACTGATCAGTGGAAACACGACTTACAAAGATAGATAATTAACACACATGAATGACCAACATCAGTACTTACTATTAGCTTTTAAAAATCTAAGACATCATGGAATCTCCTGGCAAACTTGGTTTGATATAAATCGAACCAACTATAAAATTATCAGTCCCGGTGACTCTGCACATGCCGACTTTTGCCTGGACCGGCCGTTAAAATGTGCAGCAACCTATAGCCGTATTCTCAAGTTTGATGTTTGGCACAATTTTGAAAATCAACGCCAGTATCTTGCAGCAAAAACCAAAGATCTAGACTGCGGTATTATAACCAATGCATATGATCCACAGTTTGATGCTCCGAATATTGTGTTTAATGATTTTTTGTTTAATCGAACCAAGGCGTATTATAGTCAATATCCATTCACACCAATGGTTAAAATTTGGTATCATGACAGTAACTTATCATATGTAAATGCCTTGCTGACCGACGGTGAAGAGAAGAAAAAAATATTTGTTGCACCAAACAAAACTTACAAGGGATGGCGCACTCGGAAATACAGAAGTTGTTTGGTTGATCATCTTAAATCATACGAACACTTGGGATATTTAGGCAATCATGATGATGATTCAACCAGGTATTTGTACAGTAATCGAGATTTTCCCGAGCACACGGTAGACGACCTTGATCAAGAAACAAGGCCTACCATTCACTCGGGATTCTTTTACGATCCGCCACACTCAGGATATTATAAAAACACTTTTATCAGCCTGTACGGAGAAACAGTTGAATTTGGCAGTTCAATTGCGGTTACTGAAAAAACGTATGATCCTTTGATCAAGGGACATTTTATTCTACCGTTCAGTTGCACAGGGTTTATCAAATATTTAAACATGAGTGGGATTAAATTTCCTGATTTCATCGACTACAGTTACGATAGCATCGCAGACAACGATGCTAGATTTCAGGCGTATGCTGCCGAGATTGACCGATTGATGGCATTTGATATTGACCATTGGCGACAGTTGTGGAAAGATAATCTCGGCCTGGTACATGCCAATCAACTTTGGTTTCATGATCGACCCTATGATCGAGTTGATCTAAAACAATTCTTGTAAATAAAGATATTAAGGATGTATATCTATGTTTTTGAAATCTAGTATTACCTATTTGATCAACTGTGTGGTATCTATGGTACCGGCTAAGCTTAAAAATCTAGTTGGTGCCGACAAAGTAGGGCATTTTGTTGCCGGCTTCTTAATCAGCGCAGTTTCAGTCTTGGTCTGTTACTTGGCAGGTGCGCCGGCACTGGCACCAATTGTATCCATGATGCTGCCAGCAGTGGTGGGAGCGGCCAAGGAGTTATCAGATTGGTTATCTAATCGTGCTGCTGTCCGTGTGGGACAGTTGCCTCCGCACGGTGTTGAGTTCCTGGACTTTGCAGCCACAGCCCTGGGTGGTGTTCCAATTTGGGTATTATTGCATTTGATCTGACTGCTTGACCATTAATTCCTGTTGTGCTATACTGTGTAACATATGCCCTGGATTCAGAACATCTCGCTAGAAGACATCAACCTGGGTCGCCACATCGAGCCCGGAGTCAACGCCATGTTGATTCAGATCATGGACCCACCTGGTGACTTCCCTGATCCGTTGCCCATGTTCAAGTTTAAAGAAACGCATCAGTTCCAGTTCCTTGATGTAGAGGAAACAGATCCGGTGCCGGATGAAGAAATGCGTTGCAGCTGGGCTCAGGCAGCCCAGCTGGTGCAACTGTTACAGAGTGCCTTGGCCAATCGAATGCATGTGATAGTGCACTGCCACGCAGGTGTGTGCAGGAGTGGCGCAGTGGCCGAGGTTGGTGTCATGCTGGGCTTTGATGATGCCGAAGCTTTTCGCAGCCCTAACCTGTTGGTCAAGCACCGCATGCTGGCCGCCCTGGGCTGGCCCTACGACAAACACGAGCCCTGCACCATAAACGGCGTCCGGTTCAGCGGTTGACCATTAATTCCTGTTGTGCTATAATGTATTTACTGTAGCAAAACGGAGCACGAAATGGCTTATATTCTTTTTCATCGCACTACCGGCCAGCGCATCAAGAGCTATCCTACACTGAGCGGCGCTCGGCGCGGCATGACAGTTTCCAACAAGAACGCAGGTTGGGAAATGGTGTGCAAAGTGTGGTACGGTGTAGTTGAGAGCCAGCATGGTCGCTGCTGTAATGTACGGCCGGCCTCGTATGGGGCGGCTCCGTACAGCCTGGCACACGAAGCTGATTACCAAAAGCTTTACGGCAACCAGACTCGGACTGTGCATAACTTGATGACCGGTGCGCTGGTAGAAGAAGACATCAACACCCCGTTCGCTTGCAGTGTGTCTAGCGAAGCATACTGGAGCAGCTGACATGAAAACACGGATTGAGATCCTGGCTGAACAGGCCACAGAAATAGATCCCAATGCGCCGGAAGGTGCTGTTGGACCCGGAGTGTTTAACAAAGAAAAGTTTGCCGAACTGCTCATACGCGAGTGCGCCGAGGTTGGTGCGTACTATGGCGGCAACGTTCGATATTTGATCCTTGATAACTTTGGACTCAGGCCGTGACTCAAAATCAACAACTGTTTATCAACAGCATCTGCACTGCTATAGTGGCCGGGGATTTTGCCATGTTCACTAACCCGGCCAATTGCGGCGCTAACTTTAAGTGGGACGAGTTTCCTGACATGATGGCAGAACGGTGTCGCACTGATATCTTTATGTATGTCAAGTTGACCAAGAAGAACACTGCAGAAGTGCAGGCTCATGCTGAACTAGTTGGACGCGGTCGGGCTACCGAATTACTGTGGAGAGCGAGGACGGTATGAAAGAAAGAATTATGGAATATGCTGAACAGGCTAGGCTACATGCTACTATCGTACATCCAGACACTCACGATATCAAAGTGTGGGGGGAATTGTATCACGCCAAGTTCGCCGAACTAATCGTTCGCGAATGTATCAGCAAGATTGAGAATGAAGCTGAACAATATGCGGCCCCTGTGTGGGCAGTTGAACTGGTGAATGATATCAAGGAAACGTTCGGAGTTGAAGAATGAACAACCACATTAAACAACTGGCTGAACAAGTTGGCCTAGGTCAGGAACGATGGAACACGACCGAACAGTTTAATTCTTTTCTAGCAAGATTCTCCGAGTTGATTATTCAGGAATGCCTCGACAAGATTGAAACCTATCGTATACCTTACGGGAACAGTGCCGCAGGTGAGATGGCAGCTGAATGGACATACGATGCGCTGAAAGATATTAGGAACGACATCAAGGAAACGTTCGGAGTTGACGAATGAACAAACACTGTAAAGGCTGCAAGTCGCATCATAACGCAGGACATCCGCCTGGATCAAATTTAGGCAAGACATACAATAACTGGTGCATAAAGTATAGTCGCTGTGCTGGTAAGGCCGTTGGCGAATGTAAACTCAAGGGTGGCAAGACATTATGAAAGAAGAAATTAAACTGATGTGGGCTGATCCCCGCTTTCAGGTCTTGGCCAATGTGCTACACCTTCTTGAAGGCAGTAGGATCTGGGGCGGGCAGGATTGGCATTATAACCCTATTCATCCTGCTAAGTACCTCTCAGTCAGGGATCAGGTTCGCAAGGCACTGGACGACGTTAAGGCCGAGTACGGAGTTGAAGAATGAACGAACGAATCACGGCAATTATGCAAAAGTGCTTTGACATCTCTATTGATCAACGAGGCCGTGAAGAATGTACCGCGGACTACACCAACATCCAGATGTTTGTTCAACTCATTGTTCAGGAATGTGTCAAAGATATTGAAACTGCTGCTTATCAAGATTCGTGTGAGGACTGGGAGTATGGTTATAACTCTGGGTTAAACAAAGCAAAAGAGTTGATCGCAAAACATTTCGGAGTTGAAGAATGATTGAAGATCGTATGATTGACGATAAGATTTCATTGAAAGACTTGCTAGCCCAGGCTATATGTCTTGGCGTCAAGGCCGGGCGTAAAGAGATTGATTACATTAGTCGTGGTGCTTGGCATATTGCCGGTGACATCCTGAACGAGACGGAAGAAATTCTAAGTCACCGTGAACGCATAATGGGCTTTAGAACTATATCTGTTCAAATGGTAGAAAAATTAAATCTTTTGGTAGATCAAGAATGATTGAACAAAAATTAGTAGGCAGGCAGTATGTCAACCAGGAAGATGCTAAATGTATTGACTGTAGGCAGCCCTTCAAGTTTGGTATAAACATCTTTACTCCAGAAGGGCATCGTGAGATTGGTATATCCGGCACTTGCGAGAATTGCTTTGATAGTTACTTTGAGGATGAAGAATAATGGGCAGCGGATCTAAGTTTAGTATTAGTAGGTTTAGTGGATTTGGTCTTGCAGTAATAATTGATCGGTTCCCTCACAACGTATCAATTACTATCCTAGTTGCGTGTTTTGCAATTTACATGGGCTTTGGTAAGGGGTATGACGAATGAACAAACGAATTTGCAAGATTGCCCAAGAGACCGATGCCTGGTGTGACCAACGCTACTTGGGTGAGGACTCATATAATATTGAGTGGGAGACTAAGTTCGCCGAGTTGATTGTGCAGGAATGTTTGGGTATTGTTAATAGACACGAGTACAGTTATCACGAAGCCGACCCACTTTGGGAAACTGCACAATTGATTAAAGAACATTTCGGAGTTACGGAATGA